CGCTTCCTGCTTGCGCACTTCGACCCGTACTACCAGTGCGACGACAGCGCCAAGGGCCACCACATCGCCTTCGTGGCCTCCGCGCCCATCGCCGTGGCCAAGACCGTGACCGGCGTTGCCAACGACAGCTTCCTGATGTGGAACACGACCAACACGAACCAGGGCACCGCCGACCAGAAATGCCCATACCCCAACAGCAACCTCAAGGCGTGGGAGACGGCCTTCGAGGCGTGCCTGCCCGAGAGCCTGACCAAGTACCTGCTGACCCAGCGCGTCCTGCTTGAGGAGCGTTACAGCGCCAGCGGCGCGCTCAACGACTCCAACTCGTGGAGCTGGCAGGATATCGGCAAGGTGTTCTCGCTGTCCGAGATGGAGGTGTACGGCTGCCCGGTGTGGGGCACCAAGGGCTACAGCGTGGGCTTCGACTGCCAGTTTGACCTGTTCCGAGACACGGCGCACCGAGTCAACGGATATCGGTACAGTTGGTGGCTGCGTTCCGTCATGGGTGGCTCCTCGTCCAGCGTGTGCTTCGTCAACAGCGACGGCAATGCCAGCTGCGACTCGGCGACGCGCGTCTGGGTTCGCCCCCGCCCCGGCCTCCTCGTCGGCTAGCCAGCCGAGTAGGCCCCAGGGCCGAAAGCAGAGCGCAGAGAGGAAGGAAGGCGCGACCGTCGGGCTCACGCCCGTAAATACGCACCCCGCGAGGGTGGCCGGACGCTGCTTGCATGGCGCGGCGCTCCGTGGCTTCGCCGCGTTTCATGGCCATACCTCAAGCGGCTGTCAGAGCCACATTGCAAGCCGTGCGGGGTGCCTTCTATGAACTCGGAGCAAAGGCGGGCCGCACGCCGGAAGCGCCGCGAGGAGAAGCGCGCCAGGGCCAAGGCCGAGCGCGTCAAGGCGTGCACCCTTGAGACGGTGGCCGACCTCAACAGCCTGTGCAAGGCTTCCAAGCAGGCCGTGCGTGGCGTCATGTGGAAGGCCTCGACGCAGCGGTACATGAAGGACTACCTGCGAAACGCCGTGAAATCGCGCCAAGACCTTTTGGAGGGCCGCGACATATGCCGGGGTTTCATCCGCTTCGACCTGTGGGAGCGCGGCAAGCTGCGCCACATCAGCGCCGTGCACTTCCCAGAGCGAGTGATTCAGAAGTCGCTTTCTCAGAACGCCCTCGTGCCCGCGATCGTGCCCACCCTCATAGCCGCGAACTCCGCCAACATCAAGGGGCGCGGCACCGACTACGCCCTGAAGCTGCTTAAGCGCCACCTGGCCGACCACTGGCGGCGGCATGGGCGCGAGGGATACATCCTTTTGGGCGACTTCTCAGATTACTTCGCCCGCATAGCCCACGAACCCGTCAAGCGGCAGGTAGCTGCCGCGCTGCTCGATCCGCGAGTAATCGCCCTTGAGCACCGCCTGATAGACGCGCAGGGCGAGGTGGGCCTGGGGCTGGGCAGCGAGCCGAACCAGATATGCGCGGTGGCACACCCCAACCGCATCGATCACTACGTGACCGAGATGCTGCGCCCCGAGGCGTACGGGCGGTACATGGATGACTTCTATCTCATACACGAGAGCAAGGAGTACCTGCAGGTGTGCCTGCTGCTGATAGGGCGCAAGTGCGCCGAGCTGGGCATAGAGCTGAACCCGCGCAAGACCCGCGTGGTGAAGCTCACGCGCGGCTTCACGTGGCTGAAGAAGCGCATCTTCTACACGGAGACGGGCCGCATAGTCGTGAAGCCGTGCCGAGACTCCATAACGCGGGAGCGCCGCAAGCTCAAGAAGATGGCCCGCATGGTCGCCGATGGCATCATGACCCCCGAGCAGGTGGAGCAGAGCTACCAGAGCTGGCGCGGAGGCATGAAGCGGCTGGACGCGCACCGCAGCGTGCGGGCCATGGACGCGCTGTACCGAAGCCTGTTCGGAAATCTCGCGCAGGGGGGTGCTCAATGCAGGCCAACCAGAGGGACGATTCAAGCGGAAGCAAGCCCTCGCAATAGCGGAGAACCGGCAACTCAAAGCAGCGGCCTAAGCGAAGCGGCTGCGAAATAACAGATGCATCGAAGGCGTGCTGCGGCGCGCCTTCTTTCTTTGCGCCCATCAAAGCGGCCCGGCAATCTCACGGCGCCAATACGATGGCGGCACATTCCCCGACAAGAGAGGAGTCCGCATGGACACTGAGGAAGACACGCCGCGCCCCGACGAGCTTCGAGACGGCACCATGGCCGAGGTCAACGCCCTGCGCGACCTGCTGTCGCAGGTCGGCGACCCCGAGGCGGCGCACGAGGCGGGAACGATCGACGATGACGCGTACCTCGACCTCAAGGCCAAGAAGCTCGCGTACACAGCGGCTCTCGACGCCTACGCCAAGGGCGAGACGCCCGACGTCCCCGCGCTGCTCAAGCAGATGCAGGAGGTCGTGGCCAAGCCAACGCAGACCGAGATCAACACCGCCAACATCGACTATCTCCTCATGGCGGGAGGTGAGGCGTAATGGCAGGACGCGCAAAGGCTGCGGAGCATTCCGCGCGATACGAGCTGGTCAAGAAGTACTACGACCGCAAGCTGTGGTCGATCGAGCGGCTTCACAAGGCGGTTATGTGCAAGTGGATCACCGCCGACGAGTACAAGGAAATCACCGGCGAAGAGTACACGGCCGAATAGGCAGAAGGAGGGCACCCAGGATGGAAGTGCTCAAGCTTTTTGCGCCTTACGGACCGGCTTGGCTTGGCGGCGTGCTCCTGGCGCTCGTTGCGTTCTACTTCGGGAAACAATTTCTTGAGGAGTATAAACGTCAGAACCAGCGGAAGGGCGAGCTCGACCTGAAGCGCGAGGAGCGCAAGCAGGCCGAAGTCGACGAGAGGGCGCAGCGCGACCGCGAGCGGTCCCAGATGGAGGGGCGCATCGCCGCCCAGATGGAGCGCAGCAACACCCTGATTGAAGGAATGAAAACCTTGATGGAGTCGGTTGTCGCGTCAAATGACGTCCTCCACGCGGACTTGGTCCACAGCCAGGCGCGCAGCCAGGGCATGGCCGAGAAGGTCGACCATATCTACGACCGAGTCGACCTCATGTACAACAAGGAGACAGGAAGATAGAGATGACTGATATACAGGCAGGGCTCACGGTGCTGACCGTCCTCGTGGTTCCCTATATCGTGCAGGCTATCAAGACGAAGGCGATGACCGGCAATGTCGCCCGCTGGACGGCCATCGCAGTATCGGCGCTGTGCGGCGCATTGACGGCCATCGCCGGGGGTATGCCGACTGACCCCACGGCGTGGGTTACGTCCATCTTCGCCGCGGTAGGCGGCGTGCAGGTGGCCTACGCCGCCTTCAAGGCAGTCGGCGTGACGGACAAGTGGCTCGACGCGCTGCTCGCCATGGGCACGCCTAAGAAGGACGACTAGGCATGGGCGGCAAGCGCCTTGCGCGCATAACCGCCGCCATTTCGCTGCTGGCAATGCTCACCGCCTTCGCCGACGTGGCGCTGATCGCCTCGAACGTGCCGAAGGCGCCAAAGGAGGAGCCTTTGCCCGTTATCTACGACAAGCCGCTCGACAAGCCCGCCGAGGTGCCCGTCTACCTCCAAGCAGACGAGCGCTGGGGCGGGCTTTCGTATGCAGGCGAAGACCTGGCTGCTGCCGGCTGCGGCCTCACGTGCGCGGCCATGGCGTGGGAATGGCTCTACGGCCAGACGTGCACGCCGGCGCAGATGCTGGGATTCGTTGGCGAATCGTGCCTCACGGACGGCGTGAACGACATGGAAAAGTTCTGCCGTTGGATGAACGCGAACGACCAGGCTTTGGGCTACACGCCTATCCACGACAACGCCGATGCCGCACTGAACGAGGCGGCAAGCGGGTGGATGGTGTTTTGCAGCCTAACGGGCCGGCTGCGCGAAGGTGGCAAGAGCTACGGCGGGCACATCGTCCTGCTCTGCGGATGGGACGGCGAGACGGCGACATTCCACGACCCATACGAGGGCGTGGTGCGGCTGAGCCGCAAACAGTACGAACAAGTTGATTGGGCTTATTTCATAGCGATAGGGAGCGCTGAATAGAATGAACGGAATCGACATCAGCAATTGGCAGAACGGCATCAACCTCGCGGCTGTCCCGTTCGACTTCGTTATCTGCAAGGCTACCGAGGGCACGCGCTACGTGTCGCCAGACTGTGACCGCCAGATTCAGCAGGCGATCGGCCTTGGCAAGCTCGTGGGCGTGTACCACTACGTCAACGGCGGCGATGCCGAGGCGGAGGCCGAGTACTTCTACGAGCACTGCAAGGGCTACGTCGGCAAGGCCGCGTTCTTCATCGACTGGGAGGATCAGGGCAACAAGGCATGGGGCGACACGTCCTACCTCAAGGCCATGGCCGAGCGCCTGGCCGAGCTTCTTGGCGTGAGCGTGGATCGCATCGGCATCTACGCCAGCAAGAGCGTCTTCCCGTGGAACCTCACCGACGCCAAGACGTGGGTGGCGCAGTACGCCGACATGAACGCCACGGGCTACCAGGACGCGCCTTGGAACGAGGGCGCATACGACTGCGCCATCCGCCAGTACTCCTCATGCGGGCGCTTGGACGGCTGGGCGGGCAACCTCGACATCAACAAGTGCTATATCTCCCGCGCGGAGTGGGAGGCCATGGCTGGCGGCTCCAACGGCGATCCCGACTCGCTTATCCACGGCATCGACGAGACGCCAACGGCAGACCTCGCGGCGAAAGTGCTCGCTGGCGAGCTCGGAGACGGCGACGACCGCAAGCACGCGCTGGGCGACCGCTACCAGGAGGTGCAGTCGCTCGTGAACCACATCCTCACGGCATCCGCCGAAGATCTGGCCGCTGAGACATGGGCGGGCGATTACGGCAACGGCAGTCGCCGCAAGGCCGTGCTGGGGCCGCGCTACGATGAGGTCATGGCGGTAATCAACGGCCAGACCGAGACCGAGCAGGTGTACGTGGTGCAGAGCTGTGACACGCTTTCAGCTATCGCCGCCAAGTACGGCACGACCTATCAGGATCTCGCCGCCAAGAACGGCATCTCAAACCCGAACCTGATTTATCCCGGCATGCGCCTGGTTGTTTCCTAGGCCGCTCGTGGTATCCTAACGAAAACGATTGTGCCGACTGCGCACACCTCGGTTCGAGGAGATGCGCAAGCGGTGCACCATTTAAATTAAGAAGCCCGTTACCCCCGCGGTGACGGGCTTTTTGCTACCGATATGCCGGGATTCGAACCCGACAGGGTGCGGAGCTGAGGAAACGCGCAAGCGTTTTCCAGCGCAGCACGCAAGGAGCGAAGCGACGCAGCGGAAGCGGGGGGCGCCAGCCGCACGCGGACATCCCGCTGGGGACACCATTTGAGATGTGAAGCCCGTTACCCCCGCGGTGACGGGCTTTTTGCTACCGATATGCCGGGATTCGAACCCGACAGGGTGCGAATCCCGGCATCATCGCAAGGCCTGTGGGCAAAAAATAGCAAATATGAGTACTGTTACCATTTTAGTAACAGCAATTTCATGCCTTCAGAAGACGATCTAGACGTCAGGCGTCCTACGGCGGAAGAATTGCAGACGTTTATCGGCTAAGTACTTGGACATATGTTGCGTAACACTTCATATTTTGCAAATAAATAATGCTACAGGACTTGTGACAGTACTCATATTTGACGTTTTTTGCCCACGACCCCTTATTACGTGGGCGAATCAGTTGCAAAACGGACTCCTAAACGTCCTTCGCAAACAAAAACCGGGGCCCACATGATGCGGACCCCGGCTCAATACCGTGACGATATGTCAGTTACGCTCTACACGTAGAACAGGATGTCGTCGTAGGTCGGAACCGGCCAGTAGTCGGCGGCCACGATCTCCTCCATTGCGTCCACGGCGGCACGCAGCGCATCCATAGCGGGAACGACCTCGTGCGCGTACACGTTGGCCTGCTCCTGGCCATCGAGAGCCTCGGCCTTCTGATGCACGACGTCGAGCGCCTTGATGGAGTCGTTGATGGCAGTGATACCGTTGCAGAGCTTGTTGAGCGTGTTCTGCTCGCACTGCATGGCGGCCTCAGCACCGGCGGCACGAATAGTCTCAAGGCCCTTAGCGACCTTGGTAGCATAGGCGGTAATGACCGGGCGATAGGTACGACGCGCCTCACGAACCATCGTGGTAGCCTCGATGTTCATGAGCTTGTTGTACTTCTCGAGCTTGCAGTCATAGCGGCACTGAGCCTCGGCCTTGGTCAGGACGCCCGTCTCCTCAAAGAGCGCGATGGCCTTATCGGAAACAAAGGCGGGCAGGGCATCGGCCGTGGTCTTGTTGTTGGCAAGGCCGCGCTTCTCGGCCTCGACGGGCCACTCGTCGGAGTAGCCATCGCCGGAGAAGAGGATGCGCTGGTGATCGGTCAGGACCTTCTTGCAGTACTCGAGCGCGGCGTCCTGGAACTCGTCCTCGGGCGTACCCTCGAGCGCATCGGCGAAGGACTTGAGCGACTTGGCAACGGCGGCATCGAGCACCAGGTTGGAGTCGGAAACGTTCTGCTCGGAGCCGCAGGCACGGAACTCGAACTTATTGCCGGTGAAGGCAAACGGGGAGGTGCGGTTGCGGTCGGTGTTGTCCTGCATCAGCTTGGGCAGAGTATCGGCGCCCAAGTCGAGCACGCCGCGCGTGGCATGGACGGAAGCCTTGCCATCGATGATCTTCTCGACGACCTCGGTAAGCTGGTCGCCCAGGAAGATGGACATAATCGCCGGAGGAGCCTCGTTGGCGCCCAGACGATGGTCGTTACCGGCCGAGGCAACGGAGGCACGCAGGAGCTCCTGATAGTTATCGACGGCCTCGATCACCGCGGTGAGGAAGACGATGAACTGCAGGTTGTCGAGCGGAGTGTCGCCCGGATCGAGCAGATTCTCGGACTCGGTGCCAAGCGACCAGTTGTTGTGCTTGCCCGAACCGTTGATGCCCTCAAAGGGCTTCTCGTGCAGCAGGCAGACCAAGTCGTGGCGGGAGGCGATGAGCTTCATCTTCTCCATCATGACCAGATTCTGGTCGATGGCCTCGTTGACTTCGCCATAGACGGGGGCAAGCTCATGCTGGCAGGGAGCAACCTCGTTGTGCTTGGTCTTGGCGGGAATGCCAAGCGCCCACAGCTCATCGTCCAGATCCTTCATATAGGCCGAGACGGTGGGGCGGATAGCGCCAAAGTAGTGCTCCTCGAGCTCCTGACCCTTGCAGGGAGCGGCGCCAAAGAGGGTGCGGCCGGTAATGACCAGGTCCTTGCGCTTGCGGTAGGCGTCCTTCTTGATCAGGAAGTACTCCTGCTCGTCGCCCACGGAAGGAACGACCTTCTTGGGGGTCTTACCGAACAGCGCCAAAACACGCTTAGACTCACGCGAGAGCGCGGTCATGGAACGCAGCAGCGGGGTCTTCTTGTCCAGGGCCTCGCCCGTGTAGGAGCAGAAAGCCGTGGGGATGCACAGGACATCGTCCTTGATAAAGGCGGGGCTAGTGGGGTCCCAAGCGGTGTAGCCACGGGCCTCGAAGGTAGCACGCAGGCCGCCGTTGGGGAAGCTCGAGGCATCGGGCTCGCCCTGGATGAGGTTCTTGCCCGTGAACTTGGTAATGGCGGTGCCGTCGTGGTTGGGCTCCAGGAAGCTATCGTGCTTCTCGGAAGTAATGCCCGAAAGCGGCTGGAACCAGTGCGCGTAGTGCGTCGCGCCCTTGGAGATGGCCCAGACCTTCATGGCATGGGCAACGGCGTTGGCCACATCCAGGTCGAGCGGCTCACCGCCCTCGAGGGTTGCAGCAAGACGCTTCCAAATGTCCTTGGGGAGGTAGTCCTTCATGACTTCCTCAGAGAACACCATGGTCCCGAAGCGGTCAGTAAGATCGGCCATACGGAACTCCCTTCGTATCGGCACCGCGTGAGAAGCGGTGTTGATTACTAACGAACGAGTCATAGCTTAGACTCGCCGTGTTTCCGCGACATTACCGTTATGTTGCTGTCGCGAAACCAATCAATGAGGTTACCCTATCGAGGCGGCGTTGCCACCCTCAACAGCCAATCAACTGTATAAATAGCAGACCTCTCCCCATGGTTTAAGGGTAGTCAATTTGGGATGGAGCTCTATTAACTGGTATTTTGCATCAGATACCAGTCTTTATAGTCCGTGCCCAGATTAGCCGCTCTGTTATAGATAAAGCCGATAGCAAGGCATCTTTGATTGGTATCCTCAAATAGCGAGTGGAACTCCACCGTGACACAGTGGTGCTGTAGAATCCTTACAACACATCACACTATTACGTATCTAGAGGAGCACGATATGCGCGTCGACGAGGTTTTTAAGCAGGCAGCATCCCAGGGCACCGCACCCGTTTCGTTTGAGATGTTCCCGCCCAAGGGCGAGCTGACCCTCGACACGGCTCGCGAAGTGGCAGGCAATCTGTGCAAGCTTTCGCCGAGCTTTGTCTCGGTCACCTGCTCGGCCGGCGGCTCGGGCAACGGTGCCGCCACCGCCCCCATCGCGCATATGATTACGAGCGAATTCGACACGCCCTCGGTGGCACACCTTACCTGCGTGGGCCGCTCGCACGCCGATATCGCCGCCAAGATCGACGAGTATCGCACCGCCGGCGTGGAAAACATCCTGGCCCTGCGTGG